GCCCTCACCTGTCAATTGGGACCACCACTTTCAGTGACCCCATGCGAAGTGCTGAGAGAAGGAAGCTTTCTTACCCTTCATTTGTGAACCCACTAGTCTAAGCCGCTTGGAATACGATGAGTGGAAAAGTTCATTCTAAATGGAGTGAAACATGCTTAATTTTTCTAGTCAGGCACACCCTTGTGTGTCTGAGCGCCACTGTCTTGGCGTAAGTCTTCAGAGTGTCACGCCGTGCTTGCGGATCTCACGTGGCACATGACGAGGCTCTCGCTGGAACTGTGAGTCTGGAACAAGTGAAGTAACAGTGAAAAGTGCATGATCACACATTGTGTGGGCTATGAGCCTGCGGAACAACAACTGGTAACAGTTGCCCCAGGGGCCGAAAGCCACGGTGTTAACAGCACCCTCATAGTTTGATCCATCCCAGGATGGTGATGTTGTGTACCTAGTAATTGCCAATTTGCTTGTTTTGGTATCATGGCATACCGGAGAGTTTGCGGGTGAAGGATGCCCAGAAGGTACCCGTAGGTAACCTTAAGAGACTATGGATCTGATCTGGGGCCCTGTCTGGAGTGCTTTACACACAGCTCAGGGTTAAAAAACGTCTAGCCCGCATCAACCCGAGGGATTCGGGTTTTCCCTTTAAAAACCCGACTGGCATTTATGGTGACAATTATAGCTGTTCAGACGAACAGTGTAATTGTTGTCTACTCACAGCAGTTTTACCAGAGTTTTTCCCACAACGGATCTTCTTGGCAAACAAATACAACAACAGTCAATATGGAGGCAGCAAGTGTCAATCTTCTTGTTGAGGACTGCTGGTTTGAGGAGTCTGACTTCACTCAAGATGTCGAGTGCACTATGCTTCTCGATGGTCAGACGACAGAAGAATTTCTCTTTGAGTTTGAAGGGCCTGGACAAAGCAAGCAGGAATCAGGCAATACAAACAATTCAGGAAACCATGGTGTGATCAACTACAATTTCTACAACCAACAATGGCAAAATTCGGTTGATTTGGAACACGCCATGGAAAACAATGCCACAGCCTACGGCGGTGCTGGAGGTGGCGATTCGTCGCACACCAACAACCGCTGGGAATCAAGCCAAAACCTCCTAGCTAGCGGCTTGCAGCTAGCGTCAGGAATACTACCCCTTCTGGCTGATGGGCTAACAGAAGATTTTGAAAACTCAGATAGAGTTGGCAAAGTGCAGGCAGGTGCCACTACCCTTGTGACACAACACACAGTTGGGTGCCAAACATACACCGGCAAGGTGAAGCCTTGCAAACCAACTTGTGCTGCAGATCACCCAACTGAAGCTGGTCCTTCAGTGGACCGTTTCCACGTGGGCTGTGGAAACTGGAACACAGACGGTGTTTATGAAGGATGGCGCATACCCTTGCCATTCGACCTGCTAACTAAGAACACACCAGCTGCCGCGCTAGCACGCAGACACTATCTTATGAATTGTGGATGGCACGTACAAGTGCAGGTCAACTCCACCCGGTTCCATGGTGGTGCCCTAGGTGTCTTCATGGTGCCACAGTTTGTTACCAATGAACAGACCAGCCTGAGTGGCACTGAGATGGATGGGGAGACTTTCACCACAAAATTCTGCCCACAGCAGATGTTTTTGTTTCCCCATCAGATTCTTAATCCACGGACGAATTCTTCCGTGGAGATAAAGGTGCCTTATGCACACTGCACACCCGGGTGTGACCCAACCCAGAGTGCCCCTTGGACTCTTGTGATCCTAGTTCTTTCACCACTGTCATTTGCTACAGGTGCCACACCCAGTCTTCCCATCCACGTGTCAATTCGACCCCTACACGCGGAATATCATGGGATAAGGCAGGACAATGGTCAGTTCCAAGGGTTGCCAAAAAATAAGCCAGATGCCACCGCCTATTCATTTTCATCTACACAACCACATTATGCACAACCTGATTATGGAGCAATGGTGCGCTCTTCACCAAAATATCTTCCAGCAGAGATTACTGACCTGCTACAGGTGTCCATGATACCCACTCTTGTGCAACAACGGGCAGTTGTTTTTCAACAAAACATACCAAGTACTGCCCTCATGACAATGAATGTCTCTCTGGCCGCTACTGATCTGCTGAACACGGCCCTGGAGAGTGTGTCCCGTGGCTTTGCTCAATATAGAGGTAGCATTGCCATCCGCATGGTGTATGTTGGGAACCAAATGCAAAATGTGCGATTCATTGCCGCGTACACTCCACCAGGCAGTGACCCTCCAACAACAGTCACACAAGCCATGGATGGAATTTACACCATGTATGACACTGGCCTCAATTCAGCACATGATTTTGTCATCCCCTTTATTTCAACAACTGATTACAGGTTCTGTAATGGTGCTGCTGATGCAAATCCCAGCAGTGGTGGCTATTTCACAATTTGGCAGCTTACCAATTTGGCAGTTCCCCCTGGTTCACCATCCACCGCCGAGCTCCTGATCTTTGCCTCAACTGGCGCAGACTTCGAGTGGCGGTGCCCCACCACTCCATACCTTACCTACCAGGGTGAAGAAACACAGGTCACCCCTGCTGAGACAGGTAACACCCCTGTCTTGACTGCTGAGAATTCCAACATGCAGGTGGTAGACATTCCATATGCCGAAAAACGGCTGTCCCACAGTGCTATCAGGTTCTGGTTTGACAGGTTTTTCCTTGCGGATCAGGTCTTGGTACCTGCAAAGGGTAATGGCCCCATCAAAGTGGAGCTGTCCTGGGACAACATCACCAGGAGGATACCTGAGATACGGTGGTTTACACACGCCACATATCTGAGGTTTGAGCTTGAGGTGGCAATCAGAGCCTACAACCAGGACAATGTTGAATATGAGATGGTGTACTACCCACCGGGCTCACACGTACCTGGGTCCACTGTTACGTGGGAAGTGGCACTGCAAAGACCAATGACCAATGCAGGACCTTGCCCCCGCTGGAGTTGGAAGACATCAGTCACTCCTGTTTTCACAACCAGAATTCCCTTCTGCCCCGTGTCTTCAGTCTTTGTGCAGACCTACACCGGGTGGCCTAATTGGACGCACACAAATGACACCTTTGGACACACCCCCCAACTCAACACCATGGGGGCTCTCTACATCATCCAGGGTGCCGGCAATTCTGGGGGCGCTGTAAACACCTACATCAGCTACAGGTTTGTCGATATGCAGCTGTGGTGTCCCCGCCCAGGGCTCTATGTAGAGCCACCTGCACCCACTAGCCGCATGAACTTCCACTATACTGTTCTCCCTTGCAGCATACATAGCCCTGGAATGTCAAATTTTGATCTACTCAGCTTGGCCGGTGATGTGGAGCTCAATCCCGGGCCCTTCTTTATGAAGTGCCTAAGGAAAATGGAGCCAGATCTGGATGAGATGTTCAAGAAATTTGAGGGACTCCAAGCAAGTTTTAAGAAAATTACAGATTTTGCAACCTGGATTGATATTTTTAATAATGTAGATAAAAAGAAATGGTTTAAGAGATTTTTGAAGTTTCTTTCCTATGGTGTGATTCTTTCCCGTGCCAAGCATGATCCCCTTCTTGCTGCAGCCACTGCTTTTCTCCTTTCCGGTGATTGGCTTACTAAATTGTGTTGTAAAATAGTGAAATGGTTGAAACAGCATATGAGAACAGCCCCACCTCCATTGCCGACGTGTGGTGATGGTGAGGATGGAGAGAAGCCACAAGACGAGCCTGGCGACGATCAAGTCGTCAAGAAAGTTGTCCAGAAAGCAAAGGATTGGATGGCCCTTGGCGCCCGACCAAAGGGACTGTCAGTCAATAGTGGGGACATCAAGGTTAGCAAATCAGCTGATGAAGACGTGCCCCTCCTTGATCTGAGCAGCTTTGGGCCGAAAATTGATTATCCAAATTGCAAAAACCCTTTTGGGGAGAAACTGGCTGATGATCTGACAGATGAGGAAAGAAACCTGCAGTACATTGAGAAGATACGTGCAGAGTACCAAAAAATTAGAAGTCAGACAGCAGATGCGGGCAAGCCAAGCCTGAATCCTTTTGAGGAAGATGAGCCAGAAAAGTTCTTTGACAAATTCAAGAAAGTTTTTAAATTTCAGGGACCAATTGGAGAGATGAACCAAATTCTAGTCTTGTGCAGGAATGCACATTGGCTTGGACAACAAGTGCAGAAAGTTTTGGATTGGCTTGGACTTTGGAAGAAACAAGAAGAAGATGCCTCAGAAGAAAAATTCAAAGAAGAGATGCAGAACTATCCAGCAATGATGCATACCTATGAACAGTTCAAAAATTCCCCCAGACATGCAAACTGGGAGGTGTGCAAGAATTGGTTTGACAAGATGAGAAAGCTCTGCATGCTGCATGATCCAAAGCTTGTGACTCTCTTCCCCAACATGGCACAGATACCACATGAAAAATTCAAGGCAGGAGCCTTGTTGGTTGTGTTGAGAGGACCACCAGGTCAAGGGAAGTCTGTTGCTGCAGCAATGCTTGCACAGATGTGTGCCTACACGCTGTCCGGGAAGCCGGACTACTATAGTTACAATTCCTCAACCAACTACTTTGATGGATACCAACAACAGCCTGTGGTATTAATTGATGATCTCGGGCAGGACCCTTCTGGTACAGATTTTTCAGTGTTTTGTCAGATGATTTCAACAACCCCATTCCTCCCTAATATGGCAAGTCTCCAAGATAAAGGCATTAAGTTTAAGAGTGATATTATTATTGCAACAACCAATTTGGCTGACTTTAGACCCAACACTATTGCAGATCCTGGTGCACTTGCCAGGCGTATCAACTTTGATTACAATGTTGAAGCTGGTGCCGCCTACAAGACAGCAAAAGGAACATTGGATCTGGCAAAAGCATTGACCCCAACATCATGTTCTAGTCCACTGCAGATGTGTAAGTGTGACATCCACATGTTTTCAAGTGCATGTGTCAAGTTCCGCGATCGCGACGCACGTTGCGATTGCAGTCTGGTGGATGTCTATGACAGAGTGATGGCCGCACACAAAACTAGAAATGATCTGGCTTGCAAACTTCAGGAAATTTTTAAATTTGAGGGTCCCAGACCAAATGATCACGACCCGCGTGTGTATGCAGAGACCTATCCCATCCCTGTTCCTAGAAAGAAGGAAGTTGAAAAATGGTGTGACCTGGCAATTGCTACTGACCCAAGAGATGATGAGGTGCTGAGTTTCCTCCGGAGAAACTGTGATCACGTGATCTTCGGAGCATACCTCAGACGCTTCTACGGATCAGGACCTGACCCCTTGAAACCACCACGGAAGTTCAACCTCCAGCAGGCGCTGGATGCAATTTCAATCATAACACAAGTGTTGGCCCTCTTGCTTATGGTATTTAGCCTTGGTGTGGTGATCTGGCAACTCTTCTCCTACCAGGGTGCTTATGGCGGCAACTCCACCGGCAAGAGAGATAAGAAACCAAATGGACTCAAGGTTGTTGACATTGCTTCGTTTCAAGGACCAATGAATTTTGATCTGGAGAAATCACTAATGGCAAAGAATATGGTTAGCCTGGCATACCGCCGTAGGGACGGCTCAGAAGCTGTGACTGNGTGGTGTAGCCATAAAGGCAGAATTGTGGTTATGAACAACCACTTGTGGCAGGAGGCCACGCATCTCCAATTGGATGGCGAGTGGATGCTCAAAGAAAGCATACCAGCTGTGAGACCTGCAATCAATGGAGAACCATCTGAACTGGTGTTCATGAATTGGGCAAAAACACCAGGCAGACAATTCAGAGACATCTCTGGATATTTCCCCCGCGGCAAGGAAGGGCACTTTAAATTGAGCCCAGCCGCAAAAATTACAGGGGTAGTTGCCCACCAAAATCCCAGCTTTATGTTTATGGCAGAGAGCTTGGGGACGGCAGACAAAGCCCGGACATGGGAAGCTGTTGTTCCTATGGTGCTTAAATACAGAGCCCAAACAGCACCTGGGTTCTGTGGTGCCTTGATGGTCGTAGACAATGGCATCTGGAAGAAAGCATTTGGGATACACTGTGCTGGAGCACACGGGATAGGCATGGCTGCCATCGTCTCACAAGAGATGCTGGAGGCTGTGTTTACACTCGGAGAGTTCCAAGGCAAAATACACACAGTGAAAGAACACCCCTACATCTATACCCCACACAAGACTCAGCTGTATCCCACTGTGGCATGTAATGATGACACAACAGTTGAGCCTGCAGCTCTAAGCATGAATGATAAGAGATTGGCTGAACCTTCCAAATTTAAACAGACAATTCTGGCAAAGCATGTTGGTGACCGGACTGATGGACCCTTGGCAATGTTGAGAGGAGCACGATTTTATGCAAGACTGATTAGAGCAAAGTGTGGACCTGTGAATGAACGACTGTCGCTGCATGAGGCAGTCTTTGGGACTGACAACCTGGACCCGATGGACCAGACCCGCTCTCCCGGATGGCCCTACATAGGGTCAAAAAGGAGGCCGGAGCTGCTTTGGCAAACGGACAAAGGCTTGGAAATGGACCCGGTGCTGCATGCTGAACTGATTTCAATGCAGGAAGGTAATTTTTCCCACCACAAATTTGTAACCTTTCTGAAAGATGAACTCAGGGACAAAGAAAAAGTGAAACAAGGCAAAACCCGCGTCATCGATATTGCTAGCTATGGCCATGCAATAATGGGACGCGTGCTGTTCGGACGTCTCGCTGCAGCAATGCATGCGAACAATGGCGTTGACATTGGTTCCGCCGTTGGGACAAATCCGGACATAGACTGGACCAGATATGCTGCTGAATTCAGGTTTAAGAATTTTGTTGATGTGGATTATTCTGGTTTTGATGCAACACATTCTTCTTTTTCCTTCTATTGCCTAAAAGTTTTTCTGCAAGAGCTTGGATTTGATGATGTGGCCTTGAAATATGTGGATTCCTTGTGCAATTCTACTCATATCTGGGATGATGAAGAATTTCAGATTCAGGGTGGACTACCAAGTGGCTGCAGTTGCACTAGCATCTTTAACACCATAATTAATAACATTGTGGTGAGATCTCTGGTTCCAGAGGTCTATGATGGAGCATTCCAAATGCTGGCATATGGAGATGATCTGGTGCTCTGTGCTGAAGAAACATTCCCAGTGGATAAGTACAAGGAAGTGTTGGAAGAAGTGACTAATTATAAAATTACACCAGCTTCAAAGAGTGGAACCTTTGAATGGACAGACTTGTCAGGTGTGGTGTTTCTCAAACGCTACTTTTACCGTGATGGCTTGATTGTCAGACCGGTGATGACCTACAAGAACCTGCATAACATCCTCTCCTACGCCCGTGCTGGCACAGTGCAGGAGAAGCTGAATTCAGTCGCGCGCCTCGCTCAACACCGCGGGGAGCAAGACTATAAAANGCTGATGGCACCATTTGAAGATTGTGGGTATGTTGTTCCAAGCTTTGATGACCTTGAACTTGAATTCTTTTCTCTTTTCTTTGGTTAAGTTTGGTGATG